GCCCCGGCGGCCTTTCATACCAATGGCGGCAGCCGTTTCGGCTTGCTGCACGCGCTTAATGAGATTGTCATTGCCCTGCATCCGGCGGCTAGCCTCCGGGGACCACGCGAAACCAACGCCAAACAGCTCGTCCATGTGGTCCGGTGTGAAATTAACAATAATCGGGACCCGCAGGATCCGCTTCGCATACCACAATAAAAATCGGTACTTCCAGTGATTTTTTTTCATTAGACCCTTTCCACCTGCAGATACTTTGAGTCCTGCCGCTTAATTACTTCCGTTTTTTGCCATTTTTCAATGATAGCCTTGAGCCGTTCAGCCGTGTGCTTATAGGTCCAGCCTTTGGCATATTCAGCCGCCTGGCGCCCGAGCTCTTTCATTTCGGCCTGGTTATTAAACGCATAACGCATTTGCTGGCGCAGGTGCTCCACGCTGCAAACAACCATGTCGCCAATGTCCTGACTTTTAAAACGGCCATTGAGCGCCGGGCATTTGCCCTCAACCTCAACCTCCAGCATATAGTTGGAATTGAAATACTCCGAAATGCCGTGAGCATTAGGCACGATCGCCGGGAGCCCGGTAGCCATAGCCTCCAGCGGCGTGATACCAAAGCCCTCGCCCCGGGACGGATAGACCATACAGTTGGCCCGGCCGAGCAGCGCAGCAAGCTCGGCTGCCGGCAACGCGCCGCGGATCACTTCAATGTTCGGGAACTCCGACTTGACCACCGGAATGGCCGCAGCCTCGCGGTTAGTTTTTAAGATCAGCTTCACATTGTCCGATTTATCAAACTCCTGCCGGAACGCCTCGAACACCTCCCGGAACCCTTTGCGCATATTGAAACTGTCGTAGTGAATAAACACAAACGGCTCGTTATTCTCAACCGGGACCGGGCGGTCCACATAGGTAAAGGTGTGAGAATCGTAGCCCAGCGGGACCACGGTGCTTGGAATGCCAGCTTTTAAGAAAACATCATGACACCACTTGCTCGGTACGATCACTTCCTCGGCTGACTTGAGTAAATCAGGCCAGTCCTCCGGGATTTTATCCGACTCAAACATCGTATAGCAGAGTCGCACATCATTCCGTAAAGAGAGAATCGTGTACGGATAGTTATAAAGCAGCCCGACCTTTTGCTCGTGGAACTGCTCCGACAATTTAACGCCCAGCTCGGCCAGCTCGTATTTGACATGGTCCCGGCTCATGCCATAGCCGTCACTGGACTGCCGGACCGTTGAATAATAAACACTGCCAGGATCCGCAGACGCGGCCAGCTCTTTGCCAGCCAGGGCGCGAGCAATTTCCGTATCGGATGCCACTCGCATACGCCCTGACTTTATTTTTTTGTCGGCCAGCTCCTCGTCGTCCACCTGGACAACCCGGCCGAATCGGTTGACTAAAAACACCGCTTAAACTCCAACACACAAATGGAGCACCCGGCGGCTAGCAAGGTGCCCCATTTATTAGTTTGAATTTTGAGTCTAGCCGCCTCCATACCAAAAATATATCACGCCGGTATGGAGCGCGGCAATGGTTACGCTTAGTAAATGTAGACGAAACTGGATGCCGAAACGGTCCGGCTGTTGTAAGTGTTCCAGGCGCTGTAATTGTATTCCGAGATCACAATGGTGCCGTCACCATTAACACGCTCGACAAAAACGACATGGCCCAGGTCCCCGGCCGTTGTGGTTCCAACAGCACCGGCACGCGGCTCGGATCCGACCGCATAGCCCTGCGCAGCGGCCCGGGCATACCAGGTGTTTGCGTTTCCGAGATTATTCGGCAGGTCAGGGCGGCGATTTTTAACATACCAGGTGCAATACCCATATGAGTATGTATTGCCCGCCACAGGGCCCCGTGTGGCCGCAGCGGGTGCCAATTTTTCAATGACTGGCTGTGGGACCGGCCGATCCTCCAATTTTTCGGCATTGTCCGGAATTAAAAAGACCTGCCCCGGGAATATCAGGTCAGGATTAGTGAGCTCGGTGTTTTTGTTCCATAAACGGAGCCACGAAGTGCTGTGAGCGGCAGCAATTTCCGTGAGGTTGTCGCCGGACCGGACCGTGTAGCGCAAAGGCTCCACAGGTTTCGGCTCCGGCTTGGGTTCCGGTGGCCGTTCCGGGATCACCGGCTCGCGCTGCACCTCCAGGACCGTGAGCCCCGGGATGCGTTCATTTAACAGATCGAAAAACGGAGCTTCGGCATTTACGCCAAAACTCTGAGCACTGGCAGTAGCGGGTGCTAGGACCAATGTCGCGGCCGTGAAAATGACCGCTGGGATGAGTTGTTTGATAGTCATATGTAGGTTGTTTCTTGCGAAACATAACCAGCATAGCATAGGCAACGGAATGCGGGTCAAGACTTGACAAACCCCCTAAAAAGCGAACAGGCCCCCTCGCAAAGGGGCCCGTTCTGTGAGAGCTTCCGAGTAGCGCCGGGCTACTTAGACTCGAGTACGAAACCTTGTCGCTCGTCGTTGACGCCGGAACCAAACACGGTGTCGAGCTGGACAACTACGCCCATTTCATCACCATCGTAGTAACGGACCAATCGAAGTGCGATGCCAGCATCGGACTGAACCGAAGTAGACTGAACACCAAGCTCGTTGCCAGGCTGTAGCAACGGACGGCTAGCCAGGACAAGAGCATTCCTCGTGTAGAAGAAGTTCTGATCCCAGGCTGGGGAACCGCTGGTCGGTACCAGCTGACCCTCAAAGATGTCGAAACCACGAGCCCTACCGACAGCGCCATCAACAAGCGCCTGGTTATTAGGGATTAATTTCGGATCAATGAACGCCTCGTCGTCACCAAGCAGCTGCATAAAGTCAGGACTTATGTAGCCGTACTTAGTGGCCAAGCGTGGCACTTTATTTTTAACCATTCGAGCACGAACGCGGCCAAGTGCCTTGAGAGCCGTATCCGATCCACCGGAAGTAAAGTCGATATTATCGAACTCGTCGAAGTTTCCGGTAAGGTGAGTCTCGATTTTTTCAGCGAGAACGATCACCGCGTCTTCGACATAACCAGGGAGCACAGAGCCGGTCTGTAACGATCGGGTGAAATCTTCCTCCAGCAATTTTACATACCAGTGTTGGTCGACTGTCACTTGGACATCGTCAGCGGCTGGGCGCTGAACGGAAGTTGCCGTACCCTGGGCTTTTTGCTGTGCAACAATTGTGCCGCGGCGTGGGATAGAGAGAACCTGGCCAACCCGGACCGGATTCAATTCGCTATCCTTAGAAACCGTCGCGCCAAGCTGCAAGTAAGCACCAAGTCGGCCGATGGCTTCGTTGGCGATCACTTCTGGAATCCAGACAGCGTTCTGGGTTGTGGTCATTGGACCAGTATCCATAGCGTGGGCTCCTTTCTAAAGAGCATTAACGATTTATATTTAAGAGAGGTCGTCTTCGATCAGGCCAGCCGCTTGGGCTTTCAGGATTTCGTCCCGGTTCGCTTGATAAAAAGCATTGTCCCGGAGCTGCGACCGTTTGAATTTGGCCGGTCCGCCTGTGCCTGTCCCGTTGCCGGGATTCGATGGGGTTCCAACTTGTGGATTATTACCTCCCCCGGTGTTGAATAAGTAAGCCTTACCCGTTTTGAGAGCTTCTATTGCTTCATCCACGCCTGACACCTGGCCATTCTCGTCCACTTTGATGCCGGAGCGATCAATTAGTGCGAGAGCACCCTCCAGGTCAACTACGCCGAGCGGCGACAACTTGTTAGTGATCGCCTGGTTGATAGTGCCTGTCTCGAGTTTGGCCGTAAGCTGCGCGATCGTGTCCGCTTGCTTAACAGACAGCTCTTCGAACTTTTTCTGCTCTTTGAGCTGGGCCTCTGTCTGCTTTTCAGCTTCCTCCTGCGACTTTTTGAGGGTACGCTGGGCCTCGACCAATTCCTTGATGCGAGGGTGCTGCCATAAAGCAGGGTTCTCGAGTACCTGGTTCAGCTGGTCCGCCGGTAGAGCTTTGAGGTCCACCGCTTGCGAGCTCGGGCTGCCGTTATTGGCCGGCGGGGTGCCGTTTCCGGATCCACCGTTGCCGCTGCCGTCACCGCCGCCATTGGGTGGGGTGCCGCCATCGCCAGGATTAGGGTTGCCATTTTGTGTAGGTGCGTCGGGCATTTAAAACTCCTTCCGTTTTTAACGCGGTCTCGTTTCCGCTATGGATTACCACTTATTAACACAAGCAATTATTGTCCACAGGTTATACACAAGTCAATAGCTACCTCTGATTGAACGGATTGTCGTAGGCTTTTGTTTTGGCCGCCAACTCAGGGACCAGGACATTAATGGCGTGCTTACAGTTAGGGTGGAACAGTCCAGCAGCCCGGGCCTCTTCCACAGTGCCGGCCACCACGAACCCGCCCGGCAGCTTGGTGCCTTTCGGTGTTTGGCCAGTCATAGACAGGACCTTGCCCTCCCACACCGCGCACTCCCGGTGGTCGGTCCGGTGGTTGGTAACCTGGACCAAATCATAGCCGGAGCCCAGCATACGATTAACCAGGCCCTGGTTGCGGGCCTCCACGGCCTTTGTGCGGGCCAGCATACGCGTGTAGTTTTCAAATGACCAATTACGCCCGGCGCGATCGCGGATCGAATCAATGCCCTCCTCCTGCAGCCGGAACTGCAGCGCCCGGCTGATTTCTTTGCGGGTAGCACCAGTAAGCTTGCCCTCGGCAATAATCAGGTTCAGCTGGCGCTTAAGCGTATCGTCCAGGATCCGGCGGGCATTGCGCGAAATGGCAGTTATACCCTGGGCAAAATTAAGCGCCGTCTCGTCCGTAAGGGCCTTTATAGCCTCCCGGTTTATAACAGCGAAGTTTGACGTTTTACTGACATCCACGCCCAAAGCGCGTAAGTCCTGGACCGCCACGTTGGCGCCATCCAGGTAATACAGCGGGATTTCTTTCTCAACCCAAGCCTGGACATCCACGCCCAGCGCCGTGAGCTCGGCATTTATGCGGGCCATGACCCGGGCCTTTTGGATTTTGCCGGCCTCGGTCGATTTGGTAATGTCCCGGACAATGTTCTTATAAACGCGCAAATAGAGCCGGACCAGCTCGTCGATTGAACCCTCTCGTACCTTTACAGGGCCGCGGTCAGCCATAGACTACCTCCCTGCGGCGTTCGGATCGTTTCCGGGCTCGTTTTGAGCGGGCGGCGGGGTACCGCCGGTGCCGTTCCCATTTACGTTATTGCTGGGCGGCTCAACAGCCGGAGCGCTTTCCTCGTCAATCTCTTTGACCTTTTTCTTTGCGTCGTCGGGGCTAATGTGGTCCAGGTCAGCAATCGCATCGGCGCGGCTCATAGTGCCGTTGTCGATTCGAGCGGTAGCAATATCCACAGCCTCCACCTCGTCGTTGATAATGCGGTCATTCCACTTAATGGTGGGCTTCTCGGCCTCCGCAGCCTTTATGCCCTCCACGGACACGCCGTGGGCCAGTGCAAGCTCCTGGGCCGTC